GGTCGGAGAGCTTCTCAGTCGACTGTCTGCGCGACGGTTGCGACTGCACTAGTCACGCATTACGCGACACGCCCACCGATGGATCTTGACATCATGGTCGGATAGCGGTAACGGCTTCTCTAGAATTGCGGCATGGGATTACTTAATCTATTCGGATCGAAGGTCGACGCGGCGTCTCCAGCTTCTATTAGTATCGACGCGGCGGAATCTCTCTATCCAGTAAACACTCTTAACTCTCTCGGCGGTTATTACTTTATGGGTAATCAAACTGCTACCCGTACGGAAGCCATGGGCGTTCCAGCGTTAGCTCGCGCGCGTAACATCATCTGTACGACTATCGGATCTTTCAGTATGCACACTCGCAACATCGCAACAGGCGAGAAGGTGCAACAGCCGCGAGTTATCAATCAGCCAGACCCGCGAATCGCTGGCTCTGCGTTCTGGTCATGGTTAGCCGAGGACATTCTGTTCTATGGTTATGGGTATGCCAGAGTCCAAAACCGATACGCCGATACTGGTCGTATTCAGGCGATGGAAAGAATAGATCCGCTTCGTGTAACTGTTACTACTAACGGCAACGGAACAGAGATCGACGCTTACGCAGTCGATGGACTTTACATAGATCCGAGCGAATTAGTCGTCTTTACTGGACTCGATGAAGGAATCTTAAATCGCGCTGGACGTACTATTCGCGCAGCTTCGGCGTTAGAAAAAACAGCTTACGACTTCGCAATAGATCCAAACCCACAGACAATCTTAAAAAATTCTGGCGTAGCACTTCCGAAAGATCGCGTAGCTGCTTTAGTCGCTGCATTCAAGAATAGAACTTCTAAAGCTGTTACATTCTTAAACGGTGACGTGTCAATCGAGACAGTCGGTTACGATCCTAAGAATCTTCAACTCAATGAAGCGCGCGGATACCTGGCTTTGGAACTATGTCGTGCGGCCGGTCTACCAGCTTACTTCGCGAGCGCAGAACCTAACAGCTTCACTTACTCGAATGCACTTAGCGAACGTCGCTCTCTTATTGACTATTCACTTCGTCCACTTATGACAGCGATAGAACAGCGTTTATCTTTATCAGACTTTACTCCACTAGGACAAGACGTTAAGTTCGATCTAGACGACTTCTTACGTGGTAATCCAATGGAACGCGCGCAGGTTTACGAGATACTAAACAGAATCGGCGCGATGAGTGTCGATGAGATACGAGAAGAAGAGGATCTACTTCTATGAAAATAACTACACCTATGAACATCACAGCGGCCGATTCTAATTCGCGCACAATTAGCGGAAGGATCGTCGCATTCGAGGAAGAGGCTAACGCTTCTACTGGAAAAGTCGTATTCGCTAAAGGTTCGATCGCTCCAGCTTCGGTGAAACTTAATTTAGAACACGATCGCACTCGTCCAATCGGAAAGACTATGGACATGACATTAAATGAAGATTCGATCGACGCAGTGTTTAAGATTACGAACACTACAGCGGGAACCGACGCGCTTGTCGAAGCGATGGAAGGTTTACGCGACGGGTTCTCTATCGAACTAGCTGTAGACGATTACATCATGCAGAAGGACGGCACTATGCGCGTTCTGGCTGGAGAATTAACTGGCGTCGCACTCGTAACAGAGCCAGCGGTTAGATCCGCGCGCGTTAGCGAAGTAGCTGCAACAGAAGGCGAAGAAGTCGCCGACGAACTTTCCGATTCCACAGTGGAAGAGGAAGTAACACCAACAACAGAAGGAGACGAAGTGGATAACACCGTCACACACGCGGAAACCGTCGAGACGGTCGAAGCTGCTCAGTCAATCACAGCCGCAGCGAAGCCAATCGTAGGCGGATCATTCACCAAGCCACGCTTAGAGTTTACAGCTGCTAAGTACGTGGAAAACACCATTCGCGCAGCGATGGGCGACGACGAAGCTCGCCAGTACGTTCTCGCAGCCGATAACACAACAGACAACGCAGGTCTAGTTCCTACTCGCCAGATGGCAGAAGTAGTAAATGGCTTGTCTACTCTTATCCGTCCATCTATCGACGCAATCTCTCGCGGAACTCTTCCAGACGCGGGCATGAGCTTCGAGATTCCAAAAATTACCGTAGCTCCATCGGTTGCAGTAGCTAACGAAGACGCTGCATTCTCCGAGACAGATCAAAACTCAGCTTTCATCACTGTTCCAGTAAAGAAGTTCGCTGGACAACAGACATTCAGCGTAGAACTCTTGGATCGTACTTCTCCAGCATTCTTCGATGAACTAATTCGCAACATGGCAGCAGCTAAGGCCAAGGCAGAGAACGCTTATGTCTCTGGACTTATCTACTCAACAGCTACAGGCGACGCAACTACTACAGCAACTTATCCAACAGCTGCGGAGCTTCTCGGCTTCGTTGCTCGTGGTGCGGCTTCTGTTTACGGAGCTACAGCTGGACTTCCTAATGGCTTTGCTCGTAACATTATCATGGGTACGGGCCAGTGGAGTAACGCGATGACACTTAACGACGCTGGGCGTCCAATTTATTCGACAGTTACTAATCCTATGAATCAAGCAGGCTCGGCTACACCTACTTCGCTTCGTGGAACTGTTGCAGGGTTAGATCTATTCGTAGATCCATCACTAGCAGCTACAGACGTCGACGGTTCTATGCTTATCGTTAACCCAGACGCTTTCACATGGTACGAAGGACCTACGTTCCGCCTACGCGCAGACGTAATCGCTTCTGGCCAGATTACAGTCGGTTACTACGGTTATGGCGCACTGGCTACCAAGATCGCAGCTGGCGCATTCCATAATAACAAGGCTTAATCGCCTAAAGTCAATCATCGACTAGTTCGCTCCCGAGCTAGTCGAGCAGAAGAAGGGAAGAGCTAATGCCAGCAATAATTACAGCGTCACAGCTGCGATCCGTCCTAGGCGTTAGCTCTTCCCTTTATTCAGACGCTTATCTCGATGACATCATCGACACAGCCGAGCAAGCGATTCTGCCTTTACTAGTTCAGAACTCCACAGCTGTAATCGAGTACGAATTAAAAGATAACGTAGCGACATTCTTCACTCGTGAGACTCGTCCGTTCGTAGTCGGACAGTCGATCGTCGTTACTGGGCTTCCTGCTCCCTTTACAGCTACGCACACTCTTACAGTCGTTACAGACGTGTCATTCTCGGCCGCTCTTACATCTTCGGACGTAACACGTCGTCGAATCGTTCCTAACGGCATGGCAACACTTAGCGGCTATTCAGCTGCCACTCTTTACGTCGGTAACGCTTCCATCGAGTCCGCGATCTACGCGGTATCCATCGAAGTCTTCCAATCTCGCACAGCTGCGGGCGGCCAGATCGAAGGCGTCGACTTCGCCGCGACTCCGTACAGAATGGGCCGATCTTTACTTAATCGCGTAATAGGTCTTCTTGGTAATTACATCGACGTCGAAACGATGGTCGGATAATGCCAGCCAGTTCAATCTTAACAAGCGTTAGAACTCCGCTAAAGACAGCGATCTCAGGAGTAGCGGCTAACGTATACGACTCAGTTCCAGAAGCTCCGATCGTTCCATTCGCTGCGGTCGTTCCAAGCGTTCCGTATCTACAGCCGAGCTTCTTGGGTAAAGGTAACGTAAAGCTAAAAGTTAATTTAGTTATAACCGTAGGCGTAGCGATCTACGATAATCAGAGCGCACTCGATAACATCGAGCAGCTTGCAATTAGCATTCTGGCGGCCTTGCCGACAGGGTACGAAGTCGGAGACGTAACGAATCCGATTAACGTCACAGTAGGAGCTTCCGAGATTCTCGCTCTAGAGATTCCAGTAGCGACTTATTACACACAAACAAACTAGGAGACCAACATGGCCACGACCGTAATAACAGGGCGCGATCTTTCGGTTACGATCGCGACCAAGAATTATAACGAACAAGCAACTAGCGCGACATTAAGCGGAGACGTAACGATAGATCGCTATAACACACTCTTCGGACCCGCGTATAAATCTGTAGATAAACAATGGACTTTCGACGTCGAAATGCTGGCAGACTGGGGCGCAGCGGATTCACTCTGCGAAGCTCTATGGGCTGCAGCCGAAACCGCGCCGAACACTTATCTAGCTGTATCTATGACAGCTGTAACAGGCGCAGTATTCGCGTTCAACGTTCTACCAATCTTTCCAAGCGTGGGCGGATCATCGCCAGACGCTCAGACTGTTAGCATGAGCTTTACAGTTATCGGAACACCTACAGAGACATTCAGTTAAGAAAAGAATCGGGAGCAACTAATGAAGCTAGAACTAGAAGTCCAGTACCTATCAGGAGAAGAAGCTACTTACGTGGCGGCGGTTCCAGAATGGGTAAAGTGGGAGCGTAAGTTCAATGCAACAGTGAACGAAGCAGAATCTAAACTCGGACTCGAAGGGCTTACATTCTTGGCCTATCACGCTATGAAGCGCGAAGCAGCTGGGAATCCTGTTAAGCCTTTCGAGATCTGGGTGGAAACTGTAGAAGGAATTACTAGTAAGAAGTCGGACCCAAAAGCTGGCCCGTCGGAAGCTTGAATCGCGCACTCATAGAGTTAGCGATCGCGAGTCGTATTCCGATGAGCGAGTGGCAGACGGCGGAAGACGTTCTTACAGGAATAGAGATTCTGGAGAGGCAGAATGGCAGATAAAAGCGGCCGCGGCACTTATGCCATTACTGTCGATCCTTACGAGTTTAAGAATCTTCTAGGTTTACTGGGTTCATTCCCAGCCGAGTATCAACAGCTCGTTAGAGATCGCGCGCAGCCTTTATCGCAGCGGTTAGCGGGCCAGCTTATGATGAGCGGCTTATCAGCTCCAGCTCCACAGACGAAGCTCGTAGTAAGTTCAATTAAGACTCCACGCGATCGTCTTATTCGCGTCGACATCGGTGGCCCTAAGAAAGTCGGCCGCTCTTATGGCGGACAAGCTTCTAAAAGCGGCAAGGGTAAAAAAGTTAAACAATCGGCCGCGCCAGCTGGCGCGCTGTTATGGGGAACGGAATACGGATCTCATGGTGGTATAGATTCCATCGGTCGCGTGTTTACGAATCGCTTTAAGACACCTTATAACAAGCGAGGCTACTGGATCGCTCCCGCTGTAGACTTCTACGTTCCAGTCGTAGCGCGCGAATACACGCTTATGATTCAACAGGTAGCTAACGAATTGAGGCTAAAGTAATGGCGGGCATTCCGAAGATAAAGATTACTTTCGACGCCGACTTCGACGAATTGAAGAAAGGCGTTAAAGGCGCGCAGAATGAAGTCGAAGGCTTCGGATCTAAGGTAGGAGACTTCGCTAAAAAGGCTGGAGCTGCGTTCGCACTAGCGGGCGCGGCAGCTGCGGCCTATGCTGGAAAGTTACTTATCGACGGCGTTAAGTCTGCCATCGCGGACGAAGCAGCTCAGGCCAAGCTCGCGACTACATTACAGAACGTTACAGGCGCGACTAATGCTCAGATCGAGGCAGTCGAGTCTTACATAACTAAGACTGCATTAGCTACGGGTGTAACGGACGACGATCTCAGGCCGAGTTTCGATCGCCTAATTCGGTCGACTAAGAGCGTCACAGAAGCCATGAGACTTCAACAGATCGCTCTAGACGTTAGTGCGGGCACTGGGAAAAGTTTATCCGTCGTTTCAGAAGCGTTAGGCAAGGCTTACGACGGGAACTTCGCAGCTCTAAAGAAGCTGGGCGTTCCAATAGATGAAAGCATTATTAAGACTAAAGACTTCGACGCTGCCATGCTCGCGCTGTCTACGACATTCGATAAGCAAGCCGCGATCCAAGCCGACACTTTCCAAGGCAAGCTCGCCCGTCTTACTGTTGCATTCGATGAGGCTAAAGAGACTGTAGGTTCTTACATTCTCGACGCTATCACGCCG